TATCCAGGCCGGTATCCAGCCTTCGCCCCTCTCCCAGTCCTTCACGGTCCCGATTGGCTGTCCGGACCTGCCTGCAATCGTTAGAAAAGTGGTGCGCCCGGAGGGGCGCGAACCCCCTACCTGCGGCTTCGAAGGCCGACGCTCTATCCAGGTGAGGCGGCGTAAAACCAAGCGGCGGTAGCCCCTGCTGCCCCCGAATGCTGCCCCGCCTTGGCCGTCCATCGGTCGCACATGGCCACGCCGTAAACCGGAATGATCTCGATCAGGGTCAGTGCAGCAGGGACGACAGCCAGCAGCCCAGCAACGTGCCAGCCCCGGCCCCGAGCGCGTAGGACGCTTGGTAGATACGGCCCTCACAGCGGTTAGCCGTGCGCGTGTTCGTCCACCACACCCACGACAGCGCGAACCCGCTGGCGAACATCGCCGCCCATTGGCGACGAGCGATGAAGCCCACGTTGGCAGCGGTCAGCGTGACGATCAGCAGTGCCCGGCCGAACGTGGCGGCTACTCGCATAGGTTGTAAACGCTCATGCACGCCGTGGGCGGTTCGCGGTCCCACATCCGCAACTGTTTCGCGTTGGCGTCGAGGAGATAAGCCCGCACGTCGGCCACCAGCGGGAACGGCTCGCCGCTCTTGGGATCGATCTGGGAGCAGAATCGATCAGGAATGTAACCCCGGTGAAAGAACGACCTGCCCGTGATCGCCTCCAGTTCGGCGGCGCGGTCCCAGATTTCCGGGGCCGAATGCGACATCCGGCGCAGTTCGCCGTGATTCAGCATGATGCAGGGGAAGCACCCCACCCGAGACGCCCCGCGCTGATACAGCGGGTTGGGGGCCACACCGTGGCGCTTGTGGGCGGCAAACACATCATCAGCGGACCAGTCGAACAGTGGGCGTTCAACCCACGCATCAAACAGGTCATTCCACATGCGCGGACCAGCCGCGAGGCGGGAGGCCGATTCAGCCCCTCGAATGCCCTGATACACGATGCAGTCGCTGTATTCCTGCTGCCACAGCCACGCCGCAAACGGCTTCACCTTCAGTTCTTCCGTGCAGAACCGCGCCCGCGTGGATGGGGGCCGCTTCTTGCCCGCCACCAAATCGCGCATCCCGTTGGGGTATTTCTCACTACGGAGCGTGACCAGCGCCCCGCCCAACTGGGTCCGGTTGATGTAGTCCACGTACGCGTACGTTGCCGGATGCTCCCACCCGGTGTCACAGAACACCGTGGCAAAGCCATCCGGCCACGGCTGCTCTTTGGCCCATAACACAAGCGCCGTACTGTCTTTGCCGCCGCTGAACTGCACCACGCGCAGAATCGGAGCGGATGGGTTGGCGGGCGCGGGATCGGGTGATACGATGGGATCGGTCATAGCGTCCAGCCCTCCATGCTGGCACTGTGGCAAGAGGCCGGGCGGGTCGCCACCCGTTCGGCCTCGCCTAGTGTAGCACGGGTGTCTTGCATCATCACGCCTTGTCCGCTTCCCGTTCCTGCCACAGCGCAAACCCCAGCGCGAGGTAGTTGACGGCATCGCTGAACCGGCCCGTGGCTTCTTCGCTCACCGGCAGATCCGGCTTGGTCATGATCGACAGCACCGCGTCGAAGTGCTTCAGGGCGTAAACGGCCCATGCCTGCTCCGGCGTGACGCCGATCCGTGCGGCGACCGACTTGAAGTTGTGCAGTACATCCACGTTACCGCAGGTATAGCCGGGCCGCTTGCTGGCCTCGATACTCGCGGCGGTCTGCATCAGCAGGCCACGGCTGATCTCGTAGTCAGGCAACACCATTATTCGATTCCCCCTTCGGCTTACGATGGCGTGTCAACGCCCGCACGCTGACAATCATGCCGCGCGGTATGAACGTCACGCCGCGATACGTGCCATCGGCAACCTGTTCACTGGCAATCGAAATCCCCGTGGCATCGTCACGCAGCAGAAGCCCGTATGACGTGACCACAATGGGCGCGTGTGGAATCTCGTGCGCCTCGTATAGCGTGGTCGCAGTGCCGTGGGCATCGTTCCACTGAATCGCGACGACATTAGGCAGCACAGCGCATCTCCCAATCGCAGTTGTGGAACCGCACACTGTTCAGGTCGGTGATGCCGTCGTGCTGCTCAAACGTCAGCCAGCCCCGGCGCTGCGCTGTCACACCGATACGCGGGCTGGTCTGATAACCCTGCGTGCGGCACAGGCAGCCACCTTCCGCCAACAGTGCCCCGCGCCACGGGTTCAGCCCGGCCTGGTGCGTGTGGCCGATGATGATGAGGCGGATGTCGTCTAGCTCCCACTCGTCGGCCTTTGTCGCCAGCGCCTGCTCAACTTTGCGCGTGGCCCCGGTCGGCACCACACTGAAGGCCTCGGGGTGCCCAACCCACGCATCGCCGACCGTCGTGAACCAGTCCACGGTGTGCCCGTCGCGCAGTGTGTGGCGGAATACCTCGACATTCGGCAAGCGCGAGGCCAGCATGGTCAGCGGGCACAGCGTGCCGCCCGTCATCCACCGGATCGCGTCGGCCATGTCCGCCGTCACGCGGGAAAGTATCTGCTTTTCCAACCGGGCATCGTGGTTGCCGATGCCCAACAGGATGCGCGGGAAGGATTCGCTGAGTTGCTGAAGGATCAGCGTCACCGCTGCCCATTCCTCCCGAAACGGCATGTGTTCGTACTGCACAAACCGCGACAGGCTGTAAGCATCGCTAAGATCGCCGTTGATGACCAGCAGATCGGTGCGGCCGGCCTCGCGCGCGATGAAGTCGGCAAGGAAGCCTGGTTCGTGAAACGGAACGTGCAGATCCGAGATCACCGCGATCCGCTCACCGCTGGCTGGCCGCTGGCACGGCCCGGCGTAGCGGTCACGCGCCATGCCGATCTCGCGTTGCCACAGATGCCACGCCTCGTCATAGCATGACAGTGGCTCCCGTGTCCCGGCGGGCTGTGACGGCGCTGTGACACCGCACTGTGACAGCACCCGCTGGGCTTTCTCAGCCTTCAGCCCGGCGAGGTAGCACGCATGGCACTGCGTGGCCCGGGTGGTCTTAAGCGGCGTCACGCCGCAGATGGGGCACAGCGGCTCCTTACCCGGCGGGTAGCGGTTTGGCATACGCCCTCAGAGAAAGTGCCGCAGGCGGGAATTGACCCCGCGCTGCACGCTTCGCTGGCCCCGCCTCCACCCGTCACCTCGGGCACCAGCAACCCTATCGCCCGCTGCCCCGTCACACGGCCAGGGAAAACTCAACGGCTCTCGGGACGTGCGTCCTACACCTTGCCGGGGTCGCGCCGTGTTGCTCGCGCCCGGATACTTCAGACCACTGCGGCGGTTGGCTGGTCGACTACTTCACCGGGTTCGCCGTCTGAATGTGATCGTCGTCCAGCGCGCTCAGCATGTCCGCGAGGCCGCTGGAGAAGTTGGCGACGCCCTGGTGCCACTTCGCGGCGTCCTTGATCTTCTTGCCCGCGAAGAACTGCAGCATCAGGTCGCCGATGGGGCCGATGGCGGCGGTCAGCTTCTGAGGTCCGGTCAACTGCACGGCCGCGCCCACGGCCTCGACATCCGCGATGATGTTGATGGCCTTGCCGATGACCGTGGCCGCGATGTTCTCGATCTGCTGGACGTTGCTGCCGGGGAACAGGGACGCGATCACCGGCCCGCCCAGCACCACGTATTCGCCGACCTTCGCGAGAATCCGACCGACCGTCTTGAGCCAGCCCATGGAACCTCCCTACTTCTGCGTTGTCGCGTTGCCGCTGTAGATGGCGCGCAGCACGCCCGCCATCTGCACCACCACGCCGCCGACGAAGGCCGGCGTGAGCGCCTCGTGCCAGTCCTTCATGTTGACCACCATCGCGCCGATGCCCGCCAGCACCAGCGCCAGCGCCGTCCAGTGCGCCGAATCCCACTGCTTCATCTGCTCACCCCTTCAGTTGCGAATCTTCACGATGCACGCGGGATCGCCGCCCCGCTGATACACGCGCAGCAGTCCCGCCGTTTCCAGATCCTGCCGGTGGACATACGGCCCCGCCTGACACGACAGCGGCACTGACCGCGCCCCAGCGGCCCATGCCTTCGCCACGGCCAGCGTAGCGTTGTCCCACAGCGTGCTGTTCTTGCCCTGCACGGAATGGAAGCAGCTGCCCGCCACCAGCAGCGCCGCGCCGGCCGATGCGTCGAATGCCAGCGCCAATCTACGCACCTGATCCGATCCCACCCACATCCCCACATCGGGATAGCGGCTGGTTTCGTTGGTCACGGTCGGCCCGGGCCACACTTCCATCGCGTTGTGGCCGATCTTGCGCTGTTCTTCGTTGGCCCCGTTCGTGTGGAAGCCCGCATAGTCCCACGTTCCCCACGGCGGCGTGCCTTCGCTGCCGCTGGACCCGTGCGAGGCCAATATGTCGATGGGACGCGAGTATTTCGACATATCGATCTGATTCACGGGCAGATCCAGTTCGTTGCCAAGCTCGGCCAACGCGTTGGACTTGCCCTGCACCGCTGCGATCAGCGCGGGCCAGTGTTCCGGCCGCTCAAGACTGGTATAGGCGGTCAACTCGACATAGAAGCCGTAGCGAGCGCACAGATCGAGAAACGCTCCCACGCGGCTGTAATCGATGTCGGTGAACACGCCGATGCCGGGCGGCAGGTGGTAGAGCGTCCACACCCGCAGCGTGTTGAACCCGGCATCCTTGCGCTGCTGCAGGATGGGCGTGATGTCTTCGCCGTGCTGCCAGCGGTTTAGCAGGTTGAAGTCAGACGCCTCGATGACGGTGAACCGCTCGCCTGTCTCAAGCCCGAAGAACGCGCCACGCGCCACCAGCCGTGGCAGCGGCGTAAACTCCGGTTCCGGTGGCTTGGCCGCTACCAGCGTTACCCGGATCGTGGCGTTGCCGCTGGGCACGTCCTGATGCGCGGCATACGGCAGGTAGCCATCCGCCGTGATCCACAGATGCGAGTCGGTCAGGCTGGACAGGACCGGCGTGAGCAGGACGTAGCCATCCGCGTTGGTGATGCCACGATGCGCGCCGCCGGTATCGTCCAGCGTCACCGACGCTCCACTGACCAGCGCGCCATGCTCGCCCGTGACCACCACGGCCACGGCCCGATACATCGGGGCCACCACCACCGGCTTGCCCGGCACCGTGATACAGCCCGTCGTCCAGCACGACGCCATGAGCCACAGCAGCATCAGGCCCAGGCACACGGGCCAGATCCGCAGGGGCTTGATCGCGGGCGACGTGTGATCGGTCATGCCGCCTTAACCTCCCGGTGAAACACATGGCCACCGATCCGCGCCGTCTCCACCAGCACGCCGTTGCGGACTTGCCGGGCGTACCAGTCGCTCTGGTGCGCCTTGTCCTCTAGCAGCCGTTCCGTGATGTAGTAGGTGGCGCCGTCAGTCGGGTCGGGCAGCGTGCCGGTCAGCACGCGGTTGCAGATGTTCGCCACACGCAGCCAGTCGGGATCGCTGATCCCCGGCGTGGCCCCCATCACCACGGCCTCTGCCGCCTTGAACAGCCGTGCGCTGTTGGCATCCGACAGCCACCACGCCGAGAACTGCCACGGGGCCAAACACACCGCCTGCGGCGTCTGGTGCCACTGTGCGGCGCGATTCTTGATGACCCACGCCACACCGGCCACGCCCTCGTCAGGCTCTCCACGCGCCTCCGCATCCACCGTCAGGGCCACCGCCACACGCGGCGGCATGTGCAAAACGGCTTCGCGGATCTCGGCTGGTGTCATGGCTACCGCACTCGCACGGGGCTACTTGACGATGGGCGGGAACGGCCCGCCGTTGACCTTGGCCGTCAGATACGTCACCTGTGTAGCGACCGTGGCCAGCGAATGCTCGATGCGCTCGATCCCGCCCGCGATCTTGTCCAGCGTGGCGTGCATGTCGGGCAGGCCGCTGAGATGGTTGTGCGCGATGCTGTTGACCGTCTTTTTCTGCCGCACCAGCAGCACAATCGCATACGCGAGCAGCCCAATTGCGCCAATCGGTGTGACATCATTGAGGACGGTCAACGGGTCCATTGCGTTTCCTCTCGACGCGGTTCCACCGCGCATCCGGGGCCGGTGCGATACGGCTGCGCTACTTCTCGTTTTCGACGGCCGCGACGATCTCGGCCTTCGTGGCGGTGTCGGGCGCGGCCTCCAGCGCGTCGAGCAACTTCACGCGCTCGGCCTGCCGTGCGTTCTCGGCTGAGGCAGCCCAATTTGCTCCGGTCTGGTCGATGGCCTGCTGCACAAGGTCATCGACGGCGCAGCCGAAGTGCTTGGCCGCCCACTCGTAGCCCGCCTGGTGTTCCGGTTTGATCGCAAACATGCTGCACACTCCTAGCTGCCGATGGCGATGGTCTTCACGCAGGTCGCCGTGACCTTGAGGACACCGGTCGAGAACACGCCCGCAGCGGCCGTGAGCTTCAGATCCTTGGCGGGTCCGCCGAACATCACGGAGTCCGTGCCTGCGGTATACGTGGTGCTGTCGATCACTGTGTCCTGCGCTTTGGCGAGGGCCGTTCCAAGGGCCGTCAGCGATCCCGTGACGCCCGCGCTCCATGTCGTCAACCCTGCACCCGCGAGAATGGTGGTCACGCGCCCGCTGAACCCTTCCAAGGCGCAGCCAGCCGGGAAGAACCCCGTCACGGTAATCGTGCCGGTGCCGGTTCCCGTTGCCGTTGACATGTCGATGGTGGCGTTGACGTGCGTAATCTGCGTCGTGCCGCTGGCGGTGTTGCCCGTGGCTGGGCCGATATTGAAGGTGGTAGCACCTGTTTCGGCCTGATTCGCAAACCCGAACGTCCCGTCTGCGACCGAACGCAGGATAGATCGCGTAGCCCATCCTACATGCGATCCGGCAGTTGACAGGATTCCAGCCCCCGTGACACTCCCTGTAAACGTCCCAGCCCCAGACGTGTCTAGACTAAACAACTTCGTCGCCGCGCTCGCCCCGCCGTAAATCGTAAACAGGTAGCTGCCCGTCCCGTGCGCCGTGTCGGTCACGGCTATGCGGACCACGCCGTCGACCACGCCGGACGTGTTCAGGGTTTGGACGAAGTTGAACGCCGACGTTGTGCCAGAGCCGGTTACAGCGGTTGCACTAAAAGCAGTCTGGGATGGAGTGAAACTGATTACACTGTTGCCATTTGCGACCAGTTTTAGCCAGTTGGTGCCAGCCCGAAACAGGCCGGAGTTAGTCTCACTCGCAAACGCCAGCGCCGGAGCAGTGGCGAGGCCGTCGGGGAGCTTGATCGGCCCCAGCGCCACGCCAGCCCCGTTGACGTAAAGCGCCGGAGTGATCTCGACCTGTGCGGACACCGGCACCGCCACGGCCGCGAGCAGAACGAGGGTCAAAATGAGTCGGCGCATGTTCGGCTCCTACTTCACAGCCGGGTCCGCCGGCTTCATGTCGGTCCAGTTCCACACCTGTCCGGGCTTCGCCCCGGCGGCCTTCAGTAGCGCGGCCTCGGTGTCTTTGAGCTTCTGATCGGCGGCTGGTATCGCCACGCTCAGGCCGCACCCGGCCAATCGGGCCTCGCGGTCGGCCACGGTCAGGCGCAGTTCGGCGATGGTCTGCTGGAGCGCGAGGGCTTCGCGTTCGAGCTTCACCACGCGCGCTTCGGCGAGTTGGAGCGGGGACGGCTTCTGGTCCTCGGCCCGCGCCACGCTGACCGCCAGCACCACACACGCGAGGCTAAACAACAGGATTCGCATCGGCCCGCCCTCCTTACGCGAATCTGCCCCACGCCGTGACAACTGGCAACGGTTGATGTACCGATACGGCTGCATCACTGTGCAATCCATCCCGACAGCGCCGACCGGATCGGCGTGGACGTGCCATACGCGGTGGACGCCGCCCCGCTGTACTCCAGCCAGTACCAGGCGTGATAGCCCACATCCGGCTGGTGCAGAACGCGGTGGGACGCACCAACCAACGGCGTTGCCCCTGCCCCGCCATACGCCGCCGACCGCGCCCCCAGCGCCAGCGGGCTGCTGGTGCTGTCGTAGCCGATGCCGGTGGCATACATGGACGTATTGCCGGTGGTGATGAACGTCAGGCCCGCATCCAGCCAGACGGGCGTATCCGCCCAGCCGATCATCGCGTTGACCCGGTTGGTCGCCAGCGCGTGCGTGCTGGCCCAGGACGACGATCCCGTCGTCGACCATGACGCCGTGCCCTCGGCGATCTCGAGAGGCCGCTGGACCCGGTTGTCGTTGTTCCACACGCCCCGGCTGGCCAGCGTGTCACTGGTGGTGCCGCCACCGCTGTCACACTGGTAGCTGCCGAGATACCGACGTGTTGCGTCACCCGTCTTCACGCGCACGCCGTCCTGCGTGGTGATCGCGGTGGCGCGCGTGCTGGTGGATGACCACACGACCTGTTCCAGCGCCAGCGTGCCCGCGTTGTCGTAGGCGAACACGTCATACGGCTTGGACGCGCTGCACGCCGCCACGCTCAGGCTGGTTTCTACGAACGTTCGCAGCACCCACACGGACGAGGCATAGAGCGCAATCGACGTGCTGGACGATGGCGTGTAGTAGATTGTGGCTTTGGCGCTCTGGTTGGTCGTGCTGACCGGGACGCCGTTTTCCAGCGTCAGCCGGCCGCCTGCCAAGTGCCGCCACTGCGGGGCGCTGTCCGGCGCGGGATAGGCGTTGTCCAGCAGCACCGAACTGCTGGTGTCCGCCACGCCGATCATGCGGCTATACGCGCCGGGCGTATCCGAGATGGCCCCCGACGCGCCCACGTAGTACGTGGTCCCCGGCGTCACGAAACCTGAAGCCGGGGCCACGCCGATCAGCCGGACCGAGATCGACTCGTAGATTTTCGCCGACGCCAGCACCATGCCGATAATAGGCGTCGTGCTGGACGCTGGGGCCGACGAATCGGCCTTGAACCACTGCCCGGTGTTGGACAGGTAGACCAGCGACGGGCTAATCAGCGCCTCGCCCGCAATTCCCGTAACATCCGTGGTAGATGACGACCCGGGAACGGCACTGATGTTGTCCTGGGTCCAGAACACATAGCCCGTGCTGCACGTCGCATCGGTGCCGGGCGACCGCAAGACGAACTTGTACGACTTGCCCGGGCTGAGGTAAATCGGCCCCAGCCGCCCCGCCGATGACGCGACCACGGGGTTGGTGTTGGGCGTGGACAGGCCGCTATCGCTGTAGGTCGCAACCGGCGTCGAGGTGCCAGCCGAGTATGTGCAGAGCTTCCCCCCGTTGATGATCGCGCCGTTGTTGTCCAGCGCCATCAGATACGGCTGCGGGGCCAGCGTCCCCGTCTGGGCATGAGATATGACCGGCACCAGCAGCGACAGCAGCAGGAACAGGGTGTAGACTGGCAGGGTGCGGACGGCACGGGACTGGGTACGGTTGTGTCTCATCGAATGGCCCGCCATGGGGTTTGATCTCCTGTGTGGCGTCGTCACGTTCGCCGTGCTGGCGTTCATCATCACCGTGCTTATCGCGTGCCTGATTGCTGGTCTGACGCGAACGCCGGACCCGCCGCAGTCGCCTGCTGGATCGTCGTGGAAAGCTCGGGGGTAAGCGCCCCCGCTGACCGCGCCGCGTTGAACAGTTCATAGCGCACGCGACTGGCTGGACTGCCCGACCGCAACGCATCGGCCACGCGCGCCAACGCCCGGGCCGTGGCGATCTTGGTGGTCGGCCCCTGAATCACCATCGCGTCCATGATGGGAGCCAACACAGCGCCCATCGCGGCCCCCATGGGGCCACCGGCCGCACTGCCCGCCATGGACCCAGCGGCCCCGGCAAAAATGGCTCGGCCCACACGCGGGCGCACCCGCTGCGATTCCTCGGCGGCGCGCATCACGTCGGCCGCGTTCTTGTAAACCGAGTACTTGGCGTTCAGTTCGGCAAAATCGGGCTGTTTCTGGGCGAGGTATTCCCGCAGCACGCCGGCCGCGTCGGCCCACCCGCTGGCCGTGCCCTGCATCTTCATGTAGTCGGGGCCGACCGCCTGCGTATACTTGGCCCGACCGCCCAAATCCCAATCGCCCCGCAGCTTGTTGAGGTTCTGGAAGTTGGCCAGGTTGCCCAGCCCCTGCACTTCCGTGAGCGCCTGACGCAGTGCCGCGATGCGCGAAGCGTGATTGGCAGGCTCAACCGTGCCGCCGATGCCAGACCGCGTGAGCGCGTCGATCTTGGCTTGGATGCCCTTGGCCACCGGCGTCGTCCCGTGCATCCGCGTGCGCGGGATCGTCGTGTCCAGTGCGGACATGTCCTGCCCGATGGCGTCGAGCTTGCCTTCCACGGCTTGCTGGAGGCCAGCCCGAGACATGGAGGCCACATCCGGGTCACGCGCCAAATCCCCGGCCACGCGCACCGCCATGTTGCCGAACCGCTGCTTGTTCGGCCCGACCACCGGGGCCATCACGTCCACCATGCGGGCTTGACTCATCCGGTCGGCCAGCTTGGACGCCCCCGACGCCGCCGCACGAACCGCGTCCGGTGCGCCCTGCATAGCCTTCGGCATCAGCAACCCAGCCGCGACATCCGCGCTAGCCTTGTCCAACTGCCCCGCCTGCACGGCGTCACCGAACTGCGCGATCATCGGACCAGCCAACGGCAGCAGCCACCCGATCAGATTGTTGGCAGCGGCCACATGGTTGCCCTTGGCGTAGTCCTCGCGTGCTGCCCTCAGTCGTTCATTCCGCGCCGCGTAGTCGGCCCGCAGCGGCCCGTATGCCGGTCCAAGCGTGGCCTTGCCGATGGCGTCGAGCGCCCCGGTGGGCTTGCGCTGGGCTTCGGCAAAGATGGCGTCAAGGATCGGCTTGGGGTTCACGTCCTCGGCGAAACGCACCGCGAAGTTCTTGAACGCATCGCCGACTTGATCGGCCACAGGCTTGCCGTTGACCGAGAATGAGGCGCTGTCGCCGACATTGACGGGCGCATCGGGTTCAAAGCCATCCGGCACGAATCCAGACGGGACCGGCGTAGGTTTCTGCGGCATCGCTACCTCACAAACGACCAGCCGGGCGGCAGGGACGTGCCAGCGGGCACCGTCCCGCTTTCACCGTTCGGCCCCTTCACGCGCACACGAGACGACGACGCCCCGCCGTTGTCGGGCTTGGATCGTGGCTGGCGTTCGGCCGTGGCCCCTGCAGCGGACGGCTGCGCCTGCCCCGTCGCGCCGGGATCGTAGGCGTCAGGATCTTTGCCGAGGGATTTCAGGATCTCCCGCGACTTTGGATTCAGCAGCGTGAAATCAGCAGGCTTTCCCATGCCCGTCTGGTACTGCGACTTCAGCGCGTCAAGACGCGAGAACGCCAGCTGGATCGCCTGATCCACAAAGGCATGGATCTGATCGGGCGAGTCAGACGGGTTCGCCAGCTTCCGCCACGACTGGATCTCCTGGTCCGTTCCGCTGGTGTTCTTGAACAGGGTAGCCAGTTCGCCAGACGTGGCATTTGCGGCCGTTTCGTATCGCTTGATACGAGGATCGCCTGCGGCCGACTCTGCCGCGTTGGCCAAGCGGTTCCACAGCGGCAGCGAGGAATTGTTCAGCGCGTCACCGGCCCGCTTCAGTTCGTCCAGGTGGCCAATCACGGTATTCAGCGACCGCACATTCTGCGCGGCCTTGCCAGACGTAAAATCCTGCCGGACCTTCTGCCGCGTGGTGTACTGCGAGGCGTCGAACGACGGATCGACCATGCGCGCCCGTTCCAACAGTCGCTGCCAGTACGGCGTTCTCAGCGCGATCCCACTCGGCAACTGCTGTGTGTAGTTGAGCAGGCCGTTGACGATGCCCTGTTCCCCTGCCGATAGCCCGCTCATGGGGTCGCCATCGGTGGGCGGTGCCATCTGCGCCTGCTGCTGTTCGGCCGCCGTTGGCACATGGCCAGCCTGTGCAGCCGCGTTGATCGCCTTCAGCCACTTCGCCGCGCCAGCCGCGTCCCCAGACGCCACCGCTGCCGCATACTGCTGCTGCGGCGTCAGATTGGGCTGCGGCTTGGCCTCCGGCTCCCGCGTGACCTCGCCCGTCTTCTGGTTGAAGATGCCGCCGTTGCCCAACTGCCCGAATGACGGCTGCTGCAGCGGCTGGCCGTAGCCACGCAACCGGCCCCACGTTGCCGCGTCGTACTGGTCCGGCACGTCGGTGGGCTGAATCAGCTTTTCGCCGACGAACTGCTGCTTGATGCCGGGCCACGCCGCCGCGCGGGCGTTCTCGGGCAGCGCATCCATGCCCGCGATGACATCCCGCATCCGTTTGGAATGTTCCTCAGCCGTCTGCAGGTTGGTCTTCTGCAGCGCCGACAGGCCCTCGGCAATCTTCGCCGCCCGGTCAGGCCCGACGATGCCAGCCATGTCATCGAACGTCACGCGGTCGCCGCGCTGCTGGAACAACTGCAGCATCGCTTGCCCGCGCGCCTGCTCGGCTTTCTGCGCGTCCACGTTGCCCTGAGCTTCCTGCGTCTGCAGGTTCAGCAGGTTGGCCCGCGCCTCGCGCTCCTGCCGCAGCGGCGCGTCCTGCTGATACCGCGTATAGCTGTCGATGGCCCCGCGCGCGATGTCGCCCAGACTGCCAATCACGGCCGCGTTGGTCTTGGCGCGTTCAGTCGCCCCGCGCCCCTGAATCTCCGCGATCTGCCGCAGCGCCGCCGCCTGCGCGTTCGGCCCCGCCATCATCAGCTGGGCGATGCTGTCGGTATAGCGCGGTTCGTAGGCTGCAAACTGGAAGATGTTGGCCATGTCTACCTCACGCGCCGGCCGAGTTCGCGCCCAGCCCCGCCGCCTGATAGAGCTTCGACCACGGATTCGACTGGTTCTGATAGAACGTGTCACGCGCCGTCAGGTAGTTCTGCCACTGCCGTGAATAGTTCGTGTTGGCGGTGTCCTTGGCCGCGTTGTATTTCGTGTTCGCGAGCGTGCCGTTGCCTGACCACATCTGGTACGCGTTGTTCCAGTCCTGCGCGTACTTCGACCAGTCACGGTTCCAGATGTTGCTGTATTCCTGTGACGCCGCTTGCTGCCCGTAGTTGAGCACGTCTGCCAGCGTGCCGCCGCTGTTCAGGACACCCGCCGCCGCCTTGCTGTTCTCCAGCGCCCGACGCCCCTCGTCCATGCGGAATTTGAACGCAGGATCCTGATAGATGCTGTCGGCGGTCGGTGCCTTGAACTCGCCGATGCCCTGGAACTCGGGATAGTCCGGCACACCGGGGATCTGCGTGTCCGCGCCGGGCTGGAAGACCTGCGTCCACGGCTGCAGGTAGGACGGATCAACCGTCATCGGCGTGCCGCTGGTCGTGCCCGTGCTGCCGGTGCCGTCGTCCCACTGCCAGCCCGTGCCACCCGTGCCCGCCGACGTGATCACGTCTGTGATCTTGCCGCCGTAGGCCGTGAGATCGAGCTTGTCACCCTTGCTGCCGGTGATCTTGGCGTTCGGGTAGAGTCGCTGAATCTCGGGCAGCGCCGCCGCCAGCCCGGCCGGCGTGTGGTCGTACTTCTGCAGGATTGCCCAGATGGTGTCCTTCAACGACCCGCTGGGCGTGGTCGTCGTCGGCGTCGTCGTGGCGTTGCCCTGCGTGTCGTTGGTCAGCCCGCCGCCCGTGTCGCTCGGCCCGCTGGTCCCGGTGTCGTTCGGGTCCACACGTCCGGCCTGATCGTCGTTGGGTGCCTGCCGCGCGTTGTACGGGTCGTAGACGTAATCGTTCAGCGTGTTGCGTCGTGCCATGGTGGGGCGCTCCTACTTGACCAGCGAACCCAGCGAACCGGGCGTGTAGGTGGACGTGTTGGCGCTGGGCAGGCCAGACGCCATCTGCCCCAGCGATCCCACGCCGAGATTGACGAACGGCTGCAGCCGGGCACGCTTGGCGGCTTCGAGTTCCTTCTGGTAGGCCGTCTCAGCCGCCCAGATGTCATAGTTCTGCTTCTGGGTGGACTCAAACTGCCGCTGGGCGTCCGCTTCCTTCTGCTTCTCGAACGCCAGCGCATCGGCGGCAGACTTCGCCTGCAGATCGGCCGCGCGGTTGGTGGCCTGGATCTGCTGGTCGATGGCGTACTGCTGCGCGTTGTTGCTGTTCTTGCCGCTGAACAGCGACGACACCGCGCCGATGCCCGCGCCCGCGACTGCGCCCCACGGCCCCGCCGCCGACCCTGTGGTCGCCCCGCCCAGCGCCCCGCCCAGATTCATGCTCATCGCTACACCCCCACCGTTACCGCGTAGTGGTCACACGCCAAATGCGTCACGGTGCCCAGACGTGCCGCGCCCTGCTCGCACAACTTCCGCTGTTCCGGCGTCCGCGCCATCATCAGCACTTCGCCAACGTGTTCCGTCACCAGCTGATCCCGCAGCGCCGCCAGCAACGCCCGCCCCACCGCTGCCTGCCGCCGCACCTGTGGGTTGACCCACGTTCCTTCAAGGTGCGTGGCGAGGAACAGCGCAGTGCAGGCGAGGATCTGCCCGTCCTGCTCGACCACAATCACCCGCGTCGTCGCCGGGTTCAGCGCGTGATACGCCGGGTCCAGCAGCGTGCCGTCAAGCCGCGACCATTCCTCGGCCGGCAGGACGCGCGTGGTCATAGCATCTCCACCAGCACATCCACGTCGTACTGCGCCGCCGTCGCGCCGACGCTGGCATACGCCACGGCGTAGGTAATCGGTGCGCCCGCATCCGCCCGGACCACGATGGACCCGGACAGCGGCGTATCCGGCGTGTTCGTGGTCAACGCCGCCCCAGCCGTCGCACATGCCACGCCCGACGCCGTGTGCGTGATGGTCACTTGCACGCTGCTGCTGACCGTGGCCGCAAGGCTGATTCGCAGCACCCAGGACACGCGATACAGCCCGCCCGATGGTGACGCCACCAGATCAGCCGTTGGCACCGCTGCCGACAGCCCGGACGCGCTCTCATGCACGCTGGTGCTGGGCGCGGTCTGGATACGGTCGATCAGCGACAGCAGCCAGCGGTAAAACGTCGTTTCCATGAACACCGGCACGCGGCGATTCATGTCCACCCCGGCCTGCCCGATGGGGTTCTGCTGGTTCAGCGCGGCAAGGTCGGAGGCCATCTATCCCTGCGCCTCCTGCGCCACTTGCGAGAACCCTGACTGCTCCAGACTGGCCCCGCTCAAGCGCCACGGAATCGGATCACTGACCACCACTTCGGGCATCCACAGCCGTTGGGAACTGCCGCAGCGGTTCCACAAGATGCGCCGCCGGAACTCGCCGATCTTCCCCGCCGACGCCATACGTTCCGAGGACCACGTATGGCCGTCCGTGCTGGTTCGCAGCATCACCTGTGGATCGCTCCCCTGCCCCGTGACCAGCCCCAGCCCGGTTTCAGCGATCAACTCGAACCGCGTCACGAAGCCCCGCGCCATGCTGCTGTTCACCCACAGCGGCGGGCCAATCCGCAGCCGGCGGATCTCGACGCCGTTCGTGTCGGTGCCGAGTGTGATGTCAAGCTTCGACAGCTTGCCGGTGGCGCGGTCTCCGACGACGTGCGTCCCATGCAGGAACCCATGGACACGGGGCCCCCACACGTCGTACCGCTGCGCGGCGCTGTTCCACGTTCCCCGCTCATGCCACGCATTGCCCATGCTAAAGTCAGTGACCCACGACTGCTGGGCGGTGGCGAAGTTGAAGCAGGCGAACAGGTGGCCTTCCTGCAGATACACCAGCACTTCGCAATCGCTGATCTTGCTGGACCGAGCCATCTGCCCGATCTGCGTTTCTACGGCATACGTGCTGATCGGCTGCGGCGTGTAGCCGGACGCGGCCACGATCTGCCCCTGCCCGCTCGACGTGCGCGCCAGCCAGGTCAGCACGTTGCCCGCTTGGGCCACGCTCCACGGCGCACGACAGCCCACCGTGAAGAACGCGCCCGGCACCGCGCCGAACGGCTGATAGATGTTCGCGTTGTTCTGGTACCAGACCTCGCCGGACTGCTCGCCCAGCAACCAAATCTCCGGCGGGCGCACGATCATCGCCACCCACGGGTCTGGCCCCTGCTCGCGGTAGAACACGCCCAGTGGGTTCCACGTCAAGCCGTCGTTCAGGTCGCTGCACCGCACCGCGCCCGTGTTGGCGTTGAAGGCAAGAAAGCGGCTGTTCAACATGCCGCCCATCGTGGCCTCGCCGGTCAGCACCTGCGTGAGCGTGTTCGTGCTGAGGTCGTAGCAGTAGCCGTTCCCGCCGGACGTGATGAATAGTTGGTCACCGGCCTTCCCGCTGTAGCTGATCGTCGCGGGGTTGGCGTCATGCTTCACCGTGCCACGGTTGGTCAGCGCCCACGTATCCGACACTTCGTACAGCGTGTCGCCGATGACCGCAAAGGCGCGGCTGCCCTGCTGCCACAGCGCCCGCGTGCCCATCGATCCCGACGTGCAGAGAACGGACTGGCCCGGCGTGGGGTAGAGCGCGGCCCCGGTGGGCGCGGCCTGCGACTGGACAATCTCTTTGTACCAGTTGACCGTGCGTTCCCCGTCCGCAATCACCGATTGCGTGGGGTTGCTGTCGCCGCAGAAGCCGCGATAGAGGGCCATCGGTGGCTGGACCCTAGTTGTAGAAGTGGCACGTCAGCACGCCGCTGGTGCTGGTCGTGCGGATCGCCTTGAAGTTCACGATGTCCTGCGGGTTGCTGAACGTCAGCGTGGAATATGGCTCCAGCACCTGGCCCACGCTGGCCGTGGGCGTGGTGGACCCGTCCACGGTGTAGCGGATCTCGGCCGTCTCCAGCCCGCACACGGCGCGGTTGGCCTGCGGATGCCCGCTGCCCGCCACAATCGTGGCCGTGGTGAACCCCACCGCCGTGCCCGCGATGGTGTAGGACTCATACGCCACGTAGCCCGCCGACACGGGGGCCGCACACGCCAGCAGCACCAGAAACAGAATCAGTCGCTTCATCGCAGACCCCCGGTGAGATAGTTGAAGTACGGCCGCACGCTGCGCCCGCTCTGCATCCCGCTGTCCAGCGTGACGAGACGTGGCGAGTCATCGTTGTTGGCGAACACCACCGCACGGGCGTGGGCCGCTTTCTGCGCCAACTGCCCGGACACCGCCGCGCGGAACGGCCCGGACAAGTCCTCGGCCAGCGTCAGCGTGATCGCGTCCTGATAGCCCGGCGGCAGGTTGAAACTGTCCGTCAGCGCCAACTGCGCCAGCACGGTGCGGTAGTTCAGTTCCAGCCCATACGCGATGGTCGGCACGGGCCAGAAATACAACTCCCCAAGCGGCCAGTTCGGGATATAGAACAGATCGGTTGGGAGCGTGGTCGGGACGTCCCGCACACGCTGATTCGCCCACCACTGGGCGTCACGCAAGACCAGCGGCGTCCGAACCGTGGGCGTCGACGTAGTGAGGATGATGTTGGCTGCCTCAATCGTGACCGGTCGGTTTCCTGTAACGGTCAGCGTGGGGCTGGACGCCGCCGGCCCAATCGTGTGCGGAGCCAGCAGCGGCGTGAGCGTGAACGTGGCGAAGTCCGACGCATACACCGCCGACCGCTGCGCGTTCCAGTTGTCCAGAATGCGGTTGAGTTTGGACAGCCCGAACGCGGCATCCTCCGCGCCCATCGGGTCCACGGCGTTCAGCACGCCGATTTCGATCAGCGCATCCCGCACGATGTCCTGGGCCGTGGTTGCCATGTCAGACCACCTTGCGCGGACGGCCCGGGCCACGCTTCACGGGGGCCGGTTCTGGCACCTCGACCGGCACCACGTCCATGCCCGCCGTGTCCACGGTGAAGCCGTCCAGCGGCCACCCCGCCACGTCCTGCACCACCGGCAGCGGGTCAGCCACGGCCGGCTCCTGCGGCCCCGGCGTCAGATACCAGCCCGCACGCAACGCCGCGTCCATCTGGGCCTCGTCCGCCACCACCTTGCTGCTGCCGTCCGGCTTGTGCAGGCACTTCGGGAACGGCCGATAGACGTACGGCACGATGACTTTGTTGATGTCCTGTGCTTCGTTGATCACACGGTCCCCCACCGCTGCCCCGCACCCGCCGCCAGCACCGCCACGCCCGCGAGCGCGGCATACATCTGGTGGTCATTCAGCACGTTCAGCGGCGTCTGAATCAGGCCTGTTGCCAGCCCGATCTTGGCGCTGGTGAACACGGCATCGCTGCCGGGCCGG